CATTAAGGTTTGAAACCACTCTAATAGCTGTGCGTGTTGTGAACAAGGTTCGGTTGGCATAGTAACCTCCTTTTTATACACCAATTACCGTAAAATAATTTACATATGTTGTAGTGCCCCCCCCTCCTTGCGCTGTAAAAAATATTCTAGCTTGGAGAGATTGTACTCCTGTTAGTCCATTACTAAAAACCGCGGTAGCTACCGGATCTATAAATCTAATTCCTGCGTGATAGTTTAAAGAAGATTCAACACCACACCAAATAGCTTTTGAAGCCCCATAATCAGGTGGAATCTCAACTCGACCTCTCCATAGGACTAAAATCTTTTCTCTAACTCCAGAACAAACAATATTTGAATTAATAGTTTTAACCTTTCCTAGCGTAGACGTAAGCGCTCCAATCTCATTATTCCCACCCGAATAAAGAACTTTCGACTGTAAGAATTCTAAGTTTACAAAAATCTCTGAAGTAGATATTGCCTGCCCTATTTTAATTACAGGCAACCCACCTTGGAAAAGGTATTGAGAAGAATTTTCAAAAGGATGTTCAGATGTTATGTTAGAACCTGTTGTACTATTAAGATCTATAAGGTACAACTTATGGTATAATCCTGTTCCGGTTGCTCTGGCTGTCCAAGATGTTAATCCTTCCGTAGAACTATATCCAGAATAGCCTGCTCCGCTTGTTGTATAGCCAGAAATTTTAACATACGTGGTACTTAATGATTCTTTATTTGTTCTTACAACTAAATGATACGTGGTTCCTGTACGTAATTCTGGAAATTGAGAAAAGGTAAAGTAATGATTATCTCCAGAAGTATATACTAATTTTGACTGAGCATCACAATCAAGGGAGTTTGTATAATCTAAAACAGTAGAAGAGGGTTTTCCTGTTCCGTCGTCGGCTCGTATTTCACACCAAATAGAACATGCGGGGTCAGCATTAATCCCTACATTTAAGAGGACAGCTCCTACAGATATTCTATCTGTTGACACTGTAAAACTTTGATACTGAGCCCACCACCCATCTGTAGTACGACCTAAAGAATATGTCGTTTGTATTGGGTTAGGGGTTGTTGGAAGCCAAGTTCCTAGTGGTGTGGTTAAATATAAATTACCAGAATAAGAACCACCTGCTATAATAGCTGCTCCTGACGAAACAATATTACCATCTGAGTCTTTAATACCTATTACGTTTCTCCTGTTAAAAATATTTGCTCGGTACATCTTGTTATCTGATCCTAAATGAACGGCATCCCCTATTTGGGGCGCAGGTGTCCCTTCATTACTAAATTCTGCTCCTATTACCGCACTCGTATAGTTACAAACCGCGAGTGATTGTTCCTCTCCTGCAGGATTGATAGTTGGGAATTTAAAGTATAAGGTTTTTCCTATATCTTTCTGTTCAACAACATACCGATAAGGTGTCCTATAAAAGAGTACCTTATTTCCAATGTCCATGTCCCCGTAAGAATTTGGTATAGCTGATTTGTCTGCATCGTATGTTAACCCTGTAATCCTCCAGGTGTTATTCTCATATGCTTCTACGGTAGTATATTGGAACCAAACAACGCTCCCATCTATAAGAATAACTGCTGCTAAATTTTCCCAGATAGAGTTTATTTGATCAATCGATTCTAAATCGTCCTTTGTATTTAATTGAACATCGATATAAGGATTTGTAGGATTTAAGTCTATAATATACCCAATTAATCCAGAAACTAAAGTCTGGCCTATTTTACGATAACTCCCTGTGCTGGCATATGATTTATAAATTGAAACTCCTCCTGTTTTATCTGGTTCAATAGGTAAGGAGTAAAAGATATGAAGCTCATACGATGTACTTTTAATGAGAGCTTGATTAGGCTGGATAATTGTTACATCATAAACAAGACCTGCTTCTTCATTTGGCTGCACTATCGGTTTAGGCCTCTTTTTGACATCGACATAAGTATCAGCGTAATAAATATCCTCTTCAAATCTTACCTCAACTTCTAATATACCTTCCTTTGATTCACTAACTGATGCGATACGAACCGGCTGATTATAAATATCTAAGGTGTCATCTGTAAACCAGGCTAAATCTCCCGGACGGAGAGACAAATTTTTCCATCCAAGTCCAAAAGATGCTCCGAGCGGTTGTGCTAAAGATTGGAATAGTGTTAAATCGCACATAAGTTTAGCGCGTGACTCTTTTCGTATTCCATCTAGTTTAAGAGACCTTGGATTTTTTCCATAAAGTGCCACATCGACAGGATCGTCCCTGTTAACCGATTCAGTTTCATAATCAGGATCACGTCTAATATATTCAACAGTAACTACATTGTATCTTTCTTTATGTCCTCGAACGGTAATAGTGGCAGGGGTTTTTTGTTCGTCGCTATCAGAAGATTTTCCTATAGAGCGGACAATATTTTCTGGGTAAATAGAATTCGGACTTTCGTAGAGAATATAATTGTCAAATTTAGCCGAAATAGATACAGCAGTAGTATCAGCATGATTAAATAATCTTACCTTTCCACCTAGTATAGAAAAATTCTCATTAAAGAGAAGTAACGTAGTTTCGTAATAAAGATAAATTTCTCTCCCTTTTCTTATGATTTGAAATTTCCCAGAGGTACTAGAGGTATAGGCTGATATACTTTCTAATTCGTTGTCTATTAGTATCTTGGCTGTATATCTATCCGTTGTAGAATTCCTTTGCCGCCCAATGTATGCCCAGTTCTGTTCATCTATATAAAACATTAATCCAATTGTTCCATATGCAGAGGTAGATGAACTTCCTGAGAAGGAGGAATACTCAGCACGTATATCAAACGCGCCGTAAACTGAGTACATAGATTCTAATCCAGTAAATGAATTAGCTATCGATAACGCTGCAAGATTTAAGTACCCACCCGATTCACTAACATAAGGGTCACCAACAGATTTTTCACCAAAAATTCTCCAACATTGTGCGATATATGAGTCAGCAAAATCATCTGAGACATCAGTTCGCTGTACGAAAGAACAATCGTCAAGCTCAGGATTGTACTGGAGTTGCCCGTGGGCGATTTTTCCGTCCCTGTACGTAATAAATCCATTATGCTGAGTAATTACTTCCTGGAGCGCATCAAGTATGCTTGTTTGTCTGTCAAAGACCATGGAAATGAGTAAATCCTTATCTACGCAGTAGGAATCTGTTTTTCTTTTTTCGTCTAAGTCGATGTACGTAGACTTGTCTAATCCAAGACCGTATAGATCATTTGTAAGCATATCTGTACTAATATCTGCAGGTAATTGATCTACCATCCATCTCCCAATCTCATCTTCTGTAGCATACGTATTGAGATAATGAGCTGGTACAGATGCATCCCAATTCCCTACATATAATCTTCCATTATGATAGAGTACAGCCGAACCAGCATATAAATGTACATCGTCCTTCAGTTTAAAATCTAGTTTGCCATTATAATTATATCTAAAAATTTGCGGGCCCTCTCCTGTACCTAAGTGCATCCTCACAGCCCAAACAGAAGTTAAATCATCATCAGGACATATGTCGGTTAGGTACATCTCATAGTTATCTATATAAGCAAAATGGGTCCATTTTGCATCGGTGCTATATCCTATTGTATTTGAATCGTCCCATACATAAGCGAGTATTGTCCAGTACCCTCCTTGTACAGAAGCTATATCATGGTTAAGTACATACAGCGCATGTTCTGTTGCCTTAACGCGGCTTGCTCTGTTCACTGTCATTTGAGGCATATCCCATGTATCCAAATATGTAGCCGTCGAAACCTGACCTGTGCTTGTTAGCGTGTATTGAGTGATCCATCCTCGATCTAACTGAACAGCTGCGGTGCTTCTCCATGCGACCCAGAGGTACCTTACCCCGTTTATAATCTTAGCGTGGATTCCTGTAACAGCTTGAAGTACTCTTTTCCCCAATTGAATTTCTGTAGCAATGTATCGTGTATTTGCCGTCCATCCTGTAGTATAATCCTGTTTTACTGGATAAAAGTAAATCGTACCAGAACCATCAGTACCATATATTCCGTCCTCCGTTTGGGAGATTGCTGTAAAATTAGTCTTACCAGAGTATGTATATAAACGTTTTCCGTTAAAGTCGTGAGGCTGAATAGTCCCACCAATAAGCAAAGTAAGGTAGTGACCATTAGTCTCTATATTATTAATTGGTCCTCCTCCTACCTGAGGTTTTCTAATAAATCTCAATGCTCCTTCAGCGGTAGCTTCACTTAACAACCCAGAACTAAATGTTACAGGCCATGCTGTTGTCCCTGCCACGCTTGTTGAATCAAGGACAACATAACGATTATAAGGTACTTGAAATTTAATTTTACTTGCGTAACTAAAATATGCTGAACCAGATATAGTCCTTAAAAATGTAAGATCAGTATCATACACATAAATAGCGTCCCCGCCAGATACGGTCCAAATATACCCGGTGGGAGTTATATCCAACCCTGTAGGAATCCTTGTCCCGGTAGAAACGCTAGAAACGGTGTAGGGACTCGCCCTGAGAACTTTCCAGATTCTTTTATTTGCTGAGTCAACGGTAAAGAAAGCTTTTTCAGTTACAGCTAGGTCGCACAATACTCTCAAACTACTGATCCCAGCTGTATCAACTTTTAAACTTGTATCCTCAACCCTGTCCGCACATTTATATACTCCAAAAACTACGTGTAGGTCAGATTGTTTTTCATAACATATAAAAAGGTGAAGGTCAGTACAATCTAAACTCATGATCTTGCTAGCTGTTGTAGTTAAGTTGATGGTTCCGACATACGAGAAATCTTCCGCAAGGAACTGGTAAACGATTTTTGGAGTAGTTACTACGGTACAAAAAACATACGTATCATTGCTGGTGATAAGACCAATACTTGAAGGGATCGTTCCCGGCCGTGATGTAGCATAAAATATAAAGGGATCGTAAATATCTACTCTTGCGGTAGACGAATCATCTCCTCCTCCAACATAAATTTTATTAGAGTTGGTAGAAAGTCCTCCTTTGTAAGGTAAAACATCTCCGTCCCAATAATGCGTCCCTTCCACATCAATCGTACCTATCCGAGCAACTTCGAATGTAAGGAGAGGGATAGCTGAAGAGGTTCCTAACCTATAATTATCTGCGACTACATAACATAAGTTCTTCCAAATAGGTTTCCTAGGAAGGTTTAATCGTTCAAACATTTCGTCCGGAGTGGTTTGATCTCCTGTATAAATTCTAAATTTAGATAAATCAATCTTATCCTTTCCTGCCCAGGCCCGTAATACGGTAGCGGGCCCCATACATAGCCCCATAACAAAACTGGCTGTATAGGTGTAATATCCCCCTCCTTGAGTGTTCTTCCCCCCGCCTGAGCCTTTCCCCCCGCCACCTTCATCTATAAATGTAGATTTAAAATTTCCGTACCAGATTATGTTTCCAGAAATAACAGAAGATCCATAAATAACCGGTACTGCTATTCCGGATTGGGCTGTCGGAATATCTAACTTAGAAGGTTTAACTTTCTCCGTTTCTGACTCAGGAGGGAATAAGGCTCCACCAAGGGCCATTCCTATCATAGCACCTTTGAAAGCGCCCATAGGACCTCCTACAAACCATCCTACGACGCCCCCAACTACTCCTCCAGCGACAGGTGCTACGTTAGACATTTGGCCTCCATATCGAAGATAACATGGAATACAATGAATCAAAAGTCGATTCTACAACTTTTCTTGCTGTTATATCAGCGTGAACTACATTTCCGTTACTCATATAAATCCCCGCGTGCCCTGCTGTTCTTGCATACCTATATACAAGTATATCCCCAGACCTTAATTTAGATCTATTAGTTATTACGCCCAATTGTGTAGAAAGAGGCCTGCAAAATTTAGCAACTTCCTCAACAAGGAGACTTTCATCCCTATGAAGGCTCCATTGAGAAGAGTACACAGGAGGAGTATAATCAGAGTTTATCCACCCTGCATATTTTCCTACCTGAATAATAAAGCCAACACAATCAGTTCCTATCCCTTTCTTTCCCTGACCGTGCATCCATCGTGTACCTAACCATGACCTAATTTCTTGTTCTAATTCTGTAGTAGTTACCCCATAAGCACCTTCGGATTTGGAATGTATTCAAAACCAAGAAAATTCTCATAATTTGAAAATATGTTGTCACAGGTTTCCCCTTTTCCGTCACATCCAGGATAGACTGTAAACGTCTCACCAGGAGATACTGAGTTAGGTAAAGGAGTAAGCAACTTTACATATCCGTTTCCATGTACCATAATAGAGCGAGATATGTTGTAGTTTGGCCCTGATGTCATCTTTAACTCACCTTTAGTGAAATATCCTAATGGGTAAGCACCGTCCTCAAAAATAACAGAATTGTAAATTATTTTTTCAGTACTGCCTGCTTGAACATTTCCGTTCACTTTATATCCTTCTTTATTAAGTCCACAATAGGAATCAAACAAACTATGATTACATGTTGTAGAGTATACAATTTTTGGAAATACATCGTTTAGCTTATCTAAAATCGAGCCTACCTGAAAAGTAATAGAACCCGCATCATAAGAAATTGATCCTGTTACCCACCCTTCAAATCTTAAAACGTATCTTTGAGGGTTAGAAAAGTCTACAAGGTAAATCCATACATGAGCCATTCGTAAGAAATCGTTTTTTACCACTTCTGGAATGGTGTATTGTGTACCATTAACGGTAACTCCTATAAGTCCAAATGTTACTTCTACCTGATCTATGGATAAATCAGAGTTGACCTGAATGTTTCCTCTTTGAATAGGAATGCGGGTATAAGTATGGCTAAGAAAAGAAATATTCTCAGCATGATCTGTATAGTACGCTGTTATACCATTTATTAACTCTATTTTATAACATTCACATAAGGTAAGATTAGTTGCTTTAAGATCGAGGGTAGGGGATGCTTCTATTGTAGGACTTGCTGAGGATGAGGGGCTTACTGAGGCTGATTTAGAAGCTGACGGACTTCGTGAAGCTGACGGTGAACGTGAAAGTGATGCTGAAGCTGATGGTGAAACTGAAGCTGACGGACTTCGTGAAGCTGATGGACTATACGATACTCCACTAGGAGAAGCTGACGCACTTGGTGACCGCGACGCTGACGGTGAAAGTGATGCGGACGGTGAAAGCGACAGTGACGCTGAAGCTGACGGACTTTGTGAGGGGGAAGGGGAATGTGACGGCGACTCTGACGCTGACGGCGACTCTGACGCTGACGCTGACGCTGACGGACTTCGTGAAGCTGACGGGCTTAATGATGCTGATGGAGAAAGTGACGGTGACGCTGATGCTGATGGCGATGTTCCTATAGTTGGGCTGGCAGATGCACTGGGGGATCGTGAGGCAGAAGGGCTGTATGATGCACTAGGACTATATGAACCTGATGGACTAAGACTTAAACTTATACTAGCACTAGGTGAAAGACTCGCACTTGGAGATAGACTAGCTGAGGAGCTTAAAGACGGGGATTGCGATGAAACCCCGCCCTCTTCAAGTTCAATTACGACTCCATCTTCCCCTGCTATAAGAACTTCACCTTCTTCTGCCTTTAGTATATGTGTTGGAGGAGCGGTTGGTGAGGGTGAGCGGCTTGTTGAAGCTGAAGGACTTAAAGAAGCGCTTTCACTAGCTGATACTGATGCACTAGGACTATATGAAGCTGATGGTGAAAGTGATGGCGACTCTGACGCTGACGGACTATATGAAGCGGACGGACTATACGACGCTGACGGACTTCGTGAAGCTGACGGTGAAAGTGACAGTGACGCTGATGCTGATGGTGAAACTGAAGCTGAAGGTGAAAGTGACAGTGAACGTGAAGCTGACGGCGAACGTGAATGTGAAGGCGAACGTGAAGCTGATGGACTATATGAAGCTGATGGACTATATGAAGCTGATGGACTATATGAAGCTGATGGACTATATGAAGCTGACGGTGATAGTGCACTGGTCGGGGAAGCTGACGCTGAAGGTGAAAGTGATAGTGACGCTGATGCAGATGGTGAAAGTGAAGCTGATGGTGAAAGTGATAGTGACGCTGATGCTGATGGTGAAAGTGAAGCTGATGGTGAAGGGCCAAAATACCCTTTAGCTATTTCTTCTATTTCCCAATCTTCAAGAATTCTATTAAAAACTACAAGTTCATCAATTAACCCATCATATAAAGTAGGATCATATCTTGAACCACCAGCAAACTGGACACCAATTCTAAAAGCTTCAGTTGTGAACGACACATTATTAGTGAACGTACCAGAAACATTAGAACCAAGAGTATTTCCATAGAAATCTCTTAATTGAATTTTATACGCTTTTGTAGTGTCATCTACGGTAAACGTAACATGATACCATGTACCTGTTTGTAAATCATAATCATGGTAAGACGAAAACTCAGATACTGTGCCACTGGAATAACCTATCAAAATAACTAAATTGTGCTCTGTACTGTTAACGCTTGCTCTGAAAGTAAAAGACCTTCTATTTGATGAAGTGTCAAACTTGGTTGCTATTGCGTTAGAATCCGAGCTAAAAGATTCAAATTTAACCCATGCACAAACTGTTATTTTCCTATTGGTTGTGCCACTTTTGAATGGAAAATCAGAAGTTAAATTCGTATCAGATCTTTCATAATATTGATAGGATCCTGCTTCTAAGTCAGTACATCCACTTCCCTCTATAAAATCTGTAGTGTTTGCTGTTGGTGAATTGACTGCTGTTAAAGTATTTGTACTTTTGCTATCTGTTGTTAAAGCACCACTTTCAAATCGATAAAGGGCTACACAAGAACTGTCGCTAGAAAAATTATTATTATCAGCGTACGTTGGGGAAGTTGAAGCTGACGGACTTCGTGAAGCGGACGGACTTACTGAAGCGGACGGACTATACGATGCTGACGGTGATATTACAATAGATGGTGAAGCTGATGCTGATGGTGAAACTGAAGCTGAAGGTGAACGTGACGCTGACGGTGAAAGTGAAAGTGATGGTGAAAGCGAAAGTGATGCCGAAGCTGATGCTGATGGTGAAACTGAAGCCGACGGCGAAGTAACCTCTTGCTTAATAGAGTAAATATTACAAATCCACTTTGACGAAACGGAGTGAGTAGCTTGAGCATGAATATCAGAAGCTGTACTACTAAGTATTCTATACCACATACTATGTAAAGAATCATACCCAGCATATCCATCAGCAGCTACATCTCCAATTTGCCTGTTGGAAACTGTTCCTGTATTGTACATCTTAAAAGCACCAAGTACAACTTCGTTTGTTCCTGTTGTTGTAATATTTCCTGATTGAGGAGCAGTACTGGTACCGGTACCTGTGTTTTTAGTATCTACGGAAAATGTTCCGCCTGAGGATCTAAACTGCATGACAGTGATTCTAGTATAAGCAACAGAAGTACTAAAGGAAGCTGTAAATGTTGCTGAAGATTTTGCTGACGCACTTAATACTGAACCAAAAGCACCGTGAGAACTACTACCAGAAGATGTCCTCGTAATAGTTTCCATGGTAAATGTGTTTGTCCCATCACCAACAGATGATATAGTTGCTGTGTCGTTATCTTCAAAACAAACGAATGCAACAAGTATATCGCCCGCCTGGACAGTAAGGGTCGAACTTGTTGACACACTACTTTGAGAACTATCGAAATGACCTACTGCAGATGCTATAAATGATAAAGGACCAGCAGAAGGGGAAGGGGAAGGAGAAACTGATAATGAAGCTGACGCTGATGGACTTTGTGAAGCTGATGGTGAGTATGAAGCTGATGGTGAAAGTGAAGCTGATGCAGATGCTGACGGACTTACTGAAGCTGACGGACTTACTGAAGCTGACGGTGAGGTAACGATTGTTGGACTTATGGACGCTGAAGGTGAAAGTGAACGTGACGCTGACGCTGATGGTGAAACTGAAGCTGATGGTGAACGTGACAGTGAGGCTGAAGCTGATGGTGAAAGTGAACGTGACGCTGACGCTGATGGTGAAACTGAAGCTGATGTTGAAGCTGACGGACTTCGTGAAGCGGACGGACTTACTGAAGCTGACGGACTTCGTGAAGCTGACGGACTTCGTGAAGCTGACGGACTTCGTGAAGCTGAAGGTGATAATGAATAACTTGGTGAGAACGGTAAGAGGTTAAAAGCCAAGGCATTGTTAGAACCAGCAACACTACAAGTAACCTGCGTGGTTCCTGTAGAACCTGCCGACGCTTGAATACCATAAGCAACTCCCAAGGAATGATCAGCACCATATGAAGTATACCCATCATAACCTTCAGTTACACTAGATAAGTTTCCTGTTGTCCAAGAACTATGGGTTGCTGTGTTTAAAAAAGATGCATTAAGCACAACCATTGTATTAGCTGTGCTGGTCGTTATTGATGGAATGGTGCAAGGGTCAGCCCCTGCTGCTGTATTACTAGCCGCTGTTTCAAAAGGGTCTCCTGACAGAACACACCCTCTAAAAGCTAATATAACAGCCATCACATGGTTAGTATCGAACGGAACTGCAGGTGAAGATTCTGACGATGATGCCCTCTTCCAATACACCGACATTCTACCTGGAAGGAACGCAGCATAGTCATACTTTAATGTGTAGCCACTTATAGACGGGGCAGCGCTTGCTGACATCTGCATAACATAAAGAAGCAAGATGTCGTTTTCTGCGTATCCAGAAGGTAATCCAGGATAAATGGTGCTAGCATCACTAGATGCCATTGATCCGGCATTTACAAATGTTATTGCCAATCCATTCTCCTAATGAAATTCATAATTATGCAGGCACCTCAATAAATGTTAACGTTCCTAAGTTATACAAACTATATGAGAAGTAATCGAAATTTATTATATCCTCTTCAAATCTTACCAAGTAACTATTTTCTGTCCATACAACCGATCCATCTCCGACTGTTCCATGAAACGTAGTCGGCCAGGTTGGTTGAGAGGAGCCAGACGTTCCTCCTGTTGTACACTTATATGACCTTCCGTTCGCAGTTACAGGACGGACTATGTCGCCAACTGAGTATACCGTCGAAGCCGTCCAAACAGTACTCCTATAGGCTTCTTCGAGCAATTGGAGATAAAAAGCTTCGTACGCCCCCTTCCTAGCTATAAAAAAGGCTAAAATTTCATCTGCTTCACTCGGATCAAGGAGTTCAAATTGCATAGAAAATTTATATGCAGGGTTTGTTTGAAGTGACCTTCTCTGCTCTACCCAATTTCCGTATTTTACAATAAGAGTTTGAAACTGAGGAGTTTTAACTATGCTGTAACTAGAAACAACGGAAGGGAAATTTTCCATTTAGTTAATCCTCCTGATCGGGTGGTTATCTGATCTTGTAGCCATTGTCATTGCATTAGCTACTGTCTTTCTATTCGTTTTTAAATACGCTGAGAAACTCTGTGCATCCATAGCCTGAATGTGATAATGATTTACAATAGTTGGACCTGATCTTTTATGTGCCATTCCTGTAAATATCTTGTTCTGGTCCTCAGTTAAAATCCTTTCTCCTGTTTTAGCTATAATCATTCTCTCATTAGGTTTAAGAAGTCCACCGGAATGAAACTTCATATTTTCAATAACACCGCCTTTATGATACCCAAAGAACCCCATGCCTAAGTCAGCTGAAGTTTCTACCCCTGCTCCAGCTCCTGAGAAGAAACTTCCAAACCCACCAAAGTTTCCGCTGAATAAACTTTTTACACCCGAAGCGAGCCTATTAAAAAAATCTGTTAAACAGTTTGATGTCTTTTGAACATTTTGATTCATACCATCTAACTGCTGAGAGGACTTTTCTGCAGTTGATCCTAAGAGCCCTATATCATA